TTGATCCTGAGCCTGATGGCCCCTTTCGCCGCGAATGCGGCATGCAGGGCCGATCAGGTGGAATTCCGGAATGCGGAGGGTGTCAGTCGCTTTTCGGTGGAACTGGCGGACGATCCATCCGAACGCGCAAAGGGGCTGATGTTCCGCGAAAGCATGCCCGCCTCTGCCGGCATGCTTTTCGTTTACGAACGTCCGCAAAGTGCCAGTTTCTGGATGCGCAACACCTTGATCCCGCTGGACATGATCTTCATGGACCGGACAGGCACGGTCCGGCGCGTCCATGCGAATGCCCGTCCGGGCGACGAGACACCCATTCACGGCGGCAACGATGTTCTTGCCGTTGTGGAGATCAATGCGGGCCTCGCATCGCGTCTTGGAATCGTGGAGGGCAGCACGATGCGCCATCCTTCGCTGGATCAGGCAACAGCCGCATGGCCCTGTGCCGAATGACCCTTTCCTTTCCCGTTCTTGCGGGGTAGGAGCAACATGTTCGGGGCGTAGCGCAGCCTGGTAGCGCGACGGTTTTGGGTACCGTAGGTCGTAGGTTCGAATCCTATCGCCCCGACCACCACTTAGCACCTTCCAGGGGTGCCCGTTTTACAGGTCATTTTACACCTTCGTTCTCTGTTCGGCCTGATCCAGCTTCTCTGCGAGGCTGTCTGTCATGCCAGGCGACAGGGCTACGTATCGCTCGATGACCTCTGAGGCGTGCTTGATCGACCATCCCATATGTGTGGCAATCTCCTTCAGTTCTGCACCCGCCTCCAGCAGCCGCGTCGCTGCCGTTCCGCGTGTGTCGTAGAGCCGCAATTCCTTCCGCAGCTTCAGCTTGTCTCTCCATGTCGTCACGGCATCGCCCAAGTAATTCTCGTGCTGGTATGGTTTGCCGCTTTGGTTGACCAGAATGTGGTCCTGCGTCTCGGGTAGTGCCGCGAGTAGGGCGGCCAAGCGGGGCGTGACAGGTATCGATGCGAGACGCCGGCGCTTCTTTGTGAAGATGACGATGCGCTGGCCGCGCGGCGTGCGGTGGATATGCTGGCGGCTTAGCTGTTGGAGATCTCCGGGACGAAGGCCAGTCTCCGTTCCAACGATGACGATCCGTGCCACTGCCTGCGGGGCACCTTGGATGAAAGTGTCGATCTCATCCGGCATCCAGAAGATTTCCGCGCGATTCGATTTATAGACCGAACGGATGCGCTGAAGGCGGTGATGCAGAAGCATGGACCGGTCGAGTGCGAATCCTATGATTCGCTGAAGGTGCCGTACTCGGTCGTCACCGACCTTTCCTCCTATTTTATCCCGCCATGCCAATACCTGCGCCCTGATTCGCGGATCGTCAAAGGCCCGTGCAGGTGCATCCCCAAACTTGGCATCGATACCATGTGTGGGATGATAGAGAGATTTCCTGATGTCGGCTTGGCTGCGCTCGGCAAGATGCGTGAAGTCGGCGCTTTCCAAGTAAGTTAGGATGATCTCCCGAAACTTGCCTTTGGCGACGGCCCCCTTCGGAGCGGCGGCGGCCAACGCGGCTATGTATTCGGCGGATCCAATCCGAATGTCACTTTCAGATGACCAGAATTGCGGCGCACCTTTTCCGCGCCACGCGTAGTGGTACTCCCGGATCGAACCATTGGCGAGCTTCTGGCGCACCTTATGGATGCCGGTCAGCTTAACTGTTGTCATTCGCAAACCACTCTTCAACTGCATTTTGCTTCTGCGCCTGGCGCGGCTGGTCGGGGAGAATACGGATCACCCCGGCCGCTGTCACAATCTCGACGACAGCACGGGGATCTTCAGCCCGCGCGGCCTTAATAGTCCGACGTACTTCGGCTTCGGTAAAGCGCACTACACGTCCCATTATTGCACCTCCGTCAGGTAATCGTCTGCCCGCTCCAGCCGCTTCCGGCAGGGGGCGATCCAGTGAAATTCGGTGCGACCGCTCCAGCCTGCCGTCCAGACGATCCAGCAGTAGGCCGTCGCGATGGTCATGTTGGCTTCCATCCACCCGCGATTCATCGGGACGCGCTCGGTGAACTGGAGGATCGCGCGGGGAGGGTAGAGGTCGAACAGGTAGCGATGGCGTCCGACACCTTCGGTGAAGGCACTGCGGACGATCAGGGCGCATCCGGTGGTGCTGGTACCGATCGCGCGGCGGGCGAAGTCCTCTCCCAACCGGAAGGGCGGGTTCGTGATCGTCCAGTCCACCTCGGGTGGCGACAACATCCCCACGTAATCCTGAACGGGAAACCCGGCGCCATAGTCATGGACGTCCGGCGCCTCTACTTGCGCGAAGTATTCGCGGAGCGGTCGCATCATGTGGCCACGATTGGCCGCAGGCTCCCGCACGGTGTCGTGCTGAAGCGCGTAGCCTTGGCCCGTCAGCCATTCGCACAACGCGCGGGTGGCCCATGGCGGGGTGGGATAGTCGTCCAGGCTGTGATGCGGTTCGACACGGCGCTGCATGACGGCGGTGCTGATGTTCTGGTTCACAGCTTGTACTCCATCAGGCTCTTATAGGCTGCGATCATCCCGATAAGATCACCGCTAGCCATTGCCTTCTCGGCGGCAGATAAATCGTTCTGCATAAGGACGATGGCAAAATTCCCAGCTGGGCCGATCTCCTGATAGGCGGGAATATAGACTTCGCGGATCTGCTTCATCCGGGCAGGGAGAGCATCGCCCAACGTCTGGGCCTCACTTATCGTCATGCCGCCTTCCTCTTCTCGATCTTCGCCTGGTACTGCATGGCCAGCGCCTCCAGCACGTCATGGCGTCCGGCCTTCCGGTTCTTCGTGATGCAGGACGGCGAGACGCCAAGATCCCGCGCCGCTGCGGCTTGTGTGGGCCATTCGAAAGGGCCAAGACGAATGGATTTCGGGATGCCGCCCGGTGCCGTGCGGTGCTTCCGGCTTCTGCCAAGTCCGATGAAGTCCCCGCGGCCTTTGGACAAAGCGGAGCGCACCGTGTTCTCGGCCACGCCGCAAGCTTCTGCAGCTACGTAGGCGTCTGCATGATTTTCGTTCCTGATGCGCACGCGGAACCGTTCGCGGTATTTCGGGTCGCGGCGATCGGGCAGACCAAACTGGCGGCAAAGCTTGCACAGATATCGGTCCGTCACCCCGAGGCGTTCGGCCATGGTCTTCTGGCGGATCGCGGGGTCAGGCCACCATTTGCGCAGCAGCTGCTCGGCCTCCTCGTGGGTGACGAACATCGTGCGGGCTTTCGAATGGATGCGGGGGGCTTCGGTCATGCCGCGGCCTCCAGCTGGTCGATGTTGCCGTGCTGAACGGTGAAGGTGTAGGCGGCCACCCATGGGTTCTTGGCGAACTCCCCCAAGCCATGGATGCTGTTCCACAGCGTGGCAAAGCTGACCACGGGGCGTTCCCATGTGCGGTTCAGCCAGTGGGGTTCGTAATTCTTCCAGCCCTGTTCGTCGTCCAGGCGGAGCATCTCGATCCCCTCGGCGATGGCATCCTCGTCAGACATGTCGCGGATCTGCTGCACCCGAACGTCGGTGACGGTCAGGGTGATCCGGCTGGCCCAGCGGGGCATGAAACGCGCATTCCGAAGACGGCCGGCGCGGATCATCATGCAGGAAGGTTCGATCACCCAATTATTGGCGGGGTATCCGCGCGGCTCCAGTGGGGAAACCTGCAACGGCATGCGGTGATCCATCTGCGCATCAAGGCACCACGCCTCGCGCACCCACAGGCGGTCACCCACGGCATAGGGCAAGGTCCGCCATGGGTCCATCTGACGTGTTCCCCCAGTCAGGGGTGAGGGTTCGCAACTCATCCATTTGTTTGCCGACACGCAATATGACACCACGCTCTCTGGCGAGTGGGGCTGCGGTTTCAGCAACCGCCGCGTCTGCGTTTTCCGGCCCTCCAGAAGGGCACGGATCATGGGGGCGGAGAAGAGGATAGGTTTGTCGGTCATGCTGCGATGTCCTCGATCATAGGTGCCCACTGTTCGGCGCAGGCAGTAGCGATGCCGGGGAAGGTCGCACTGCGCAGCTTCCAGCGATCAGGGCCGGGGCTTGCGCGGTGGATCTTCGACCAAGCGGCGTGGCGGGCGGGTTCATTAGCCTTTCGGGGCGGGGTCAGGCGGTTGGCCGCGACCAGCTGCGGCAGGCCGCGCAGGTAAAGGCCGGTCGCCTTGAAGGCTTCATCCCCGAACCACCACGGCTGCACGATCTGCGGCTTCGGCAGATTGGCCGGCATCCGTTCCTTGGCGTGGCGGTGCATGACGGGGTTCTCGATCATCACACGGGGAGTGGGGGCGTTCCAGCAGTCCGCGAACAGGGCCGCGCCTGCGTCCAGTTCTGCCCACATCTCGGCAAGCGTCCGGCCTCGGGGCGGTGCCGTCAGCCAGCGAACGCCGCTGTTGCAAAGGCGGGTGCAGGGGGGATGCATGACGGCAAGCATGTCCCAGCCGTCGTTCAGCACATCGCGGATGTCGCCCACGATGTGGCGGTTGCTGCGATCGTCTGCGGGCAGCAGGTCGCAGGACCACACGTCGTGGCCACGGGCCGCGAAGGCCCGCCGCATCACACCGCTTGTCTCGCAGCCGATCAAGATGCGCATGGGGGTCATTGATACATCGCCCCCGGTCCCTTGGGGCACCACGTCTGGTGGCCGTCCTGCGGGGCTTGGCATACGTCGCAGCTGGCCTTGGCTCGCGCCTCGGCAGCGTGGAAGGCGATGGAGACGCGCAGGTGGGCACTGGCGTGGGACGGCCCGCGCCCGGCGAAGTGCTGGCCGTCCTCGGTCCAGATGTTGGCCACGAACAGCGGCCCCATGGGCTGGACAGTTTGCCGGATGATGCGAAGGCCCGCCATCAGCGTCCTATCCCCACAAAGGTCCATGCACATGAGAAGGTCATCGCGTTAGTTAGACGCCGGATATGCGCAGGGGATTCATTTTGACGCGGCAACGTCAAAATTTGGAGGGCGTGAGGGGCTTTAGAAATGGCCGTTGCTAATGCCAAACGGATGACACCGCTGAGCAATGTTTTGATGCCGGAAAAAATGCTCATAGTTGTCAGACAACGAAAGGTCAGGTTACACGGGTAATCGCATACCTCGCGGAATTTGTTGATTATTGTACGTGGACATTCAAGTGTAACCGGTTGCAAATGATCGCCAGTATGCTGAGAGGTACGACTATGGGACATGCGTGGGGAGAGCATATCTCCTTTGAAAACCCTGCCACCAAAACGCGGCATCTGATCCGAAGCACGGGCCATGCGCTCATCTTTCTGACGGAGCAGTGGCAGTGGCGAAAGGCAGCGGCCTATCATGATGCTGTCATGCGGTGCATCCTTGCGTTCGAGGCCGACCAGTCCCAAGACAATGCGCGTGACGCCTTTTTGGCAGCCCTTATCAGTGCAGGCTTGATCGATGGCGACTGGGATACGATTGCGCCTGACCTGTGTGTGGCCAAGCGCGGATGAGACAGGTGACAACAGAAACCACGCAGGTTTCAGCCCTTCGTTTTGAAACGCGATCATACTTCGATTATCCATAGACCCATGCCGATGATCGCAAGTGGCACGATCCACCAGCTGCTGCGGAAGTGATTGGAGTGTGTGTCAGCGAACATCGAAGCCTCCGAAGGTAAGGAAATTGATAGTGGCGGGGGCATCGAAGGTCAGGCCAATCGCGGTCAGCACGACGGCTCCGATCAGCACTCCGATGGAGATTTGAATGGCGCATCCGATGAGTCCACCCGGCTCCAGCCGCTGCTAGGGTTCATCGGGCTGGATCTGGTCCATGTCGGCGCGGAACGTGCGGCGCAGCTGCTGCACGAGGAAGTGGTCCTCGTAATCCGGGCTATCGTCCAAGATCATCAGGGCTTCGGCTTCGCGTTCTGCCGACAGGCTTTCGGTGCGCAGGGCTTCGCGGGCGATCTGGCGCATGTTCATCGGGATGGCGGCCGTCATGGAAGGCTCCGGGGTGAATGTGAGGGGATGGCGTTCGGGACGCCGGCCCGCGCGGGGCCGGACACCGGAACGTCAGACCTCGGGGATGCCGCGGAACAGGGGCAGGTCGGTTTCCGCCCGGGCTGCTCCAGCGCCTCCTCCAATGCGTCGTCGAGTGCGACGTCAGGGTTGTAGAGGGACATGATGAAGCGCACGTCCTGACCGACCTTGCGGTAGCGGAAGCGCACGGCGAGGCGGTAGGCCGCGCCCCGGTCGAATGCGGGAATGGCGATCATGAACAGGTTCGGGATCGTCAGCGCCTGCCCGTCGGGCTGCTGGTGCTCGTTCAGAAACTGGACGCTGCTTTCGCCGGTGTCGCGGTTCAGTGTCGTCGTGATGTTGCTGACCTCGTTGACCTGGAATTCGCGAGCCATCTTGACCAGAGTGGCATACTGCCCGAAGCGACCCTGCAGCTGCGCCGCGACGTCGATCATGCGATCTTCCCACGCCTCCGTCTCGCCGCGCCCGCTGCCCAGAAGGGCGGGGGTCGGGTCCAGGAGATCCTTCGCGTTGTTCTCGATGAACTCGCCGAACTCTGCCTTCGTCATGGCCTTGCCACTGATTGCGCTCCACGTCTTCCATTCCTCCGACAGGGGGAAGGTGTAGGTGGCGCGGTGCTTGCAGTGGCTGGCGGCAGGGTCGCGGGTGAAGTGGTCGATGACGGGTGCGCCGGCGCCCAGATAGTCGGCGATGCACGTCAGGCTCGGTTCCTTGCCGGTGTTCGCGAACAGGACGGAGGTTTCGCCCTTGTTGCGGTTCGCCCAGGCGATGAGGCTGGCAAGATCCAGCATCCGGGCGGTGCCGGTCCGGCGCCACGGCTGCAGCTTCGTCGCGATGGCGTCGATCTGCGGGGTCAGGTCATGCGGGCGCATGTCCTGATGCAGGGCGATGATGCCCAGTTCCGGTGTGTCCTGCGCTTCGGATGCCGTTGTCAGCATGGTGTGGGGTGTGGAAATCCCAGCCATCCGGTCCAGCACGGTTTCAACGATGTTCTTCTGCGGTTCGTCCATGATCTGTCCCTTTTCGATCAATCAGCGTGGGGGCTGCGGAGTTCGCGACGTCCGCCGACATCGCGGATGTCCATCCGCATCTGGTTGGGGTTTGCGGTGGTGAGTGCGCCGCCCTCGGCCGTCCAGGCGATGCCCTTGGCCTTCGGGGGTTTGGGCGGGGTGATCTTGTCCTCGATCGTCATCTCGATCTGGCCGAAGCGATCGACCGTGTAGGCGATGCTGATCTGGAACTTGCCGGACGCCTTGGCCCCGAAGGCCTGCGAGAAGCTGACCATTTCGGAGATCAGGTCGGCGTGACGTTGAAGCAGGTCCTGCTGGTAGTCGCCGTTGTCGGCCAGAGACAGGATCTGGTCGAGGCTGCGGACTTCCGGTGCGGACATCGTGCGCCTTTCTGTGGAAGGGGTTGGGCGGGCCAGTGCGTTCACGGGCGGTGCCTTTCGGTGAAGGGTGAGGAAATCGGGGGGTAGGGATCAGGCCACTTCTGCGCCCCGGTGATCCTCGACTAGGTAATGGGTTGAATGGTCCGCCTTCATGGAGCTGAGGCGGGTGGACCATCCTTTCGCGCGGCAGACGTTGCTGACGGTGGTGATGGGGAGGTCCAGTTCGTCCGCGATGTCACCGACGGTGCAGTCCCATCCGCGATCCGCGGCGATCCGCTGGACGCGGTAATGGAGTGCCATCTGCTTCACGGCGTGGGTGTAGCGGTTCGCCATCACATTGCCGCCCATGCGTCGGCCTGTTCCAGCGTGACGGACACGTTGGGCAGGGCTTTGTCATAGGTGAGGGCGAGGATGAGCGTCAGCACCGCGACGGCAGCAAGAGGCCAGAATGTGCGGACGAATTCCTTGACGGCAGCGGCGCGTTCCCGCGCGATCTGCTGGCCGTTCAGGCGGGCCTGCGGCGCACGGAATGCCGTGACGGCAACGGGCGGCGGGCTGTCGGGGATGTTGAGCATTGACGCCTCCATCGGGGTTCGATGAAGATAGTTACCAATAGTGAAAAAAAGAACGCAAGAAAAAAATTACTATTGGTGAAATTATCTGTTTCGTCCCGGGCGGCCGCACAAACAAAAAGCCCCGCCGTGGTGGCGGGGCTTAACTGGCGTGTTTGTGTTTTCAGGTATTAAACTTACTGCAGCGCTTCATCTCCAGAACGCCAGTGTGCCAAGCGCCTCTGCCACTTGCTCAAAGGACTTTTGTCTGGCGAACCAAGAGAGACCGCTACTTGATTGTGGCATATGATATCGAGATACCGGCGGACGGGGGGTTCGCGCGCTTCAATCATAAGCATTTCTGCCTTGATCTCTCTGAGATCGCCAGCGGACACAATTTCTTTACGAACAAGAGCACGTTCCAAGCTAACAAATTCGCTGGCTAGGCCATTGTGAACACGGGCTTGCTGACCGGGTTGCCAGATAAGGTCAGTCGCTTGGATCGCCGCGACCACAACGCCAAGCACGAGTGAAATCTGTCTATTTTCTGATAGCAGAGTCACTACTACGCCAGAGCTTGAAAGCAATGTGACAAAAGTGAAAAGGTTGCGATACCATTCAAAAAACCGCTCTCGCGCTTTGTGGTATCTTACTGAACGCTGCACATCGCAATTTACTTCGTGGATGTCGTCAGCGTTCGCCTTCGTCATTCTCTGATGTTGTGGTTCGACGAGGGACTGGCCGGGTTCTGGAGATGTTGTTGTCATCGTTCCTAATCCATTGACCGTGCGATTTTCCGACGTCGCTCCGATCATTGCTGGGCTTTATGGCAGGTCTCACTGGTCTTTCGAAGCGATCCTTCGGTTCCTTGCTCATTATATATCCTCTCTGTTGATATTCAAACTTGCTCGACATCTTGCCGTCTAAGATGGCGACGCCAGGGAGCCGCCCATACAAGTTTGACCCCATATTCCGGCGGGTTGGCGGGGTTCACACTAAACAGGTCGAACGTCCCCTCTTCCCGGCCCGCCCTGATTTGCTTGACCAATGCACGACCGTCCTGTGTCTGGCAGATCCCGACGTGGCCCAACACATCCTCGTGCACGCCCAAGAAGTGGCGAGTGAAGAAGATGATGTCACCTTCCTCGATCAGCGGGGACATCGAGTCTCCCTTCACCTCTACCGCGACGATGCCCGATGAAGGCAGGTCGTCAGGGGCGGCGACATGATACAGGCCGTCGCCCTTAGCATAGGCATCGATCAATTCGACTGCGCTTCCCGCGCCAACCCGTCCTGCAACGGCAACAGGCTGACGTGTGTCAAATATCGCACCCGGGGCGACGCCAAGAGCATTAGCCAGCGTGGCGATGAGCTTACTGCTCGGCTTCTTGTTGTGCGCGCCTCGCTCGATCATCGATAGATATGACGGGGATATGTCGACCAGCGCCGAAAGCTGTTCGATCGTGTAGCCAGCATTCTTCCGGTGGTGACGAATTCTCAATTTCATCAAAAATGAATGACCTGATTGGCACAAGTCGGTCGATAGGCCTGCGGTAAATTCGTTACTGATAGTGAATAACCCACTTGACCATGAAACTTCACTATTAGTAACTGACGCCATGTTGACTGATGCCATCAAATCACTGGGCCTTTCTCGTGCCTACGTGGCGACGCGCCTCGGGATCGGTGCGCCGTACCTTTCGATGTTGGAGCACGGGAAGAAAACCCCGTCCTTGGAGCTGGCCGTGAAGATCGAGCGCCTGATCGGCATTCCGGTCGCCAGTTGGGTCGAGCTTCCGCCGGGCTGGGACATCGAATTCATCCAAGAAAAGCGAGAGGCTGCCACGCCATGACCCCCGCCCGCCCCACTCATTACTCAACTCACTCGTCATGCAGCCGATATGGCGCGTCACGAACGTCCCCACCAGAAAATGAGGTTTGCTGTGACCAATGAACGCCTCGTTCTGAATGCGCACATGAACGGACTGCTGTCGGAGCTCGGTGGCATCGTGGCGGCGAATGCCGTCATTGAGGCACGCTCCGGTCGCACGCATTCCGCCGGCACCTTGTCGCAGAAGAAGAACGGCCACGCCGATTGGACCGTGATGGACATCATCTACCTGCAAGAAGCCGCGCGTCGGACGCCGGTCACGGATTGGCTGGTCTCGCTGAACGAGGATGATCCTACTGCTGCGGTCTGCCGCAACGCCGCTGCAGCCCGTTTCATGATCGAAAGCGGCGAACTGGCAGCCGCGATTATTACCGCAAAGACGCCTGAAGAGGTCGCCAAGGCCCACAAAGAATATGCCGATGCCCGCGATGCACTGGACGATGTCGGCGATTCATTGGGGCTGCCACGTTGACGGCCCTCGCGCACGGCGGCCCGCAACTGGTCGAGATCGGCAAGCTGGAAGAGTATCCGATCGCCAAAGATGCGAACATGAACGGGCACCGCTTCGTCATGTTCAATCACGACCGCTGGCTGAACAGCGACACCTATCTGAAGATGCAGCCGGAAGTGGGCTGGTTCTTCCTGAACCTGATCATGCTGTCGCAGAAACAGCGGCCGGTTGGTACGCTACCGGATGATGATGAACTGCTGGCCAAGCTACTCCACCTCGACCTTGCCCGCTGGAAGGATCTTAAGAACCGCGCCATGTCGCCGTTGCGCGGCTGGTATCCGGTGAACTGCGAAGGGGAACGTCGGCTCGCCCACCGCGTCGTCACGGAGTTCGCACTGGAAGCCGTCGACGGGCGCATTCGCCATCAGCAGAGCAACGAAGAAAAGGCCGTCTACGCCCGCCGGAAGCGCATCCGCGAGGCATTGGCCGAGTTCGGTTGCGACAAGTCGGTGCTCGCAGACGACGTGCTGATCCAGCGTCTAGACGAATGGCTGACTGCGAACTGCGTCGGCAATCGGAAGAAGCGGGATTACGAGCGGGCGGTCATGCACGCGGCGGGTCAGCAGTGGTTCGATGGCGGCTTAAGTCACCGGCGCAAATAGATAGTTTCTGTGACTGGAACAGAACCGAACTGTTCCAGAACAGATTTCCGACAGTTTGGAACTGTTCCGGGCCAAAGGAGAGGAAACGAAATGAGAAGACATCTTCCGCTCCCAGAACAGTACCGGCCTGCACTTGTGGATAAGTCAGCATTGCTGGGGAAGGGGTGACGATGACGGACGGACACGACGATAGCGCCACCGAGGGCAAGGCAGCGGTGCGCTTGCACTTTGTGCAACGGTTGCAGGACGCGGGCTTGGGGCGGCCCAAAGGCATGACGGAGGCCAGCTATGCCGAGATGCTGAAGGGGCTGGTCGATTACCTGTCCTACATGCACGCCGAGAACCTGATGACGCTGGCGGAACTGGTTCTGGACAATGCAGGCGGGGCTAAGCGCGACCAGTGCCCGTCCGAGTTGGTGATCCGGCAATTCGCCAAGGGATTGCAGGAACGGCCGGTCTCTGAAAACCGGATCATGACCAGTTGGCTCGCGTCGGTCGAAGGGCCGTCCGCGCAGTTGGCGGGGCATCTGGTCGAACTGTTCCGCTTCCTTCGGGCAAATGGTCGGCCACCGCTGCCCTATGACAAGCGGCAGATCGCGGAACAGGCAGCGGACAACCAGCGCACTCTGCACCTGATCAAGGGGCGGCGGGATCGTGGCGCGACCACCCCCGATGATGATCGGTTCGCGGCGGCGTACGCAGCGGATCTTCGAGCGGCAAACGACATCGTGCAGGCGGGGGCAGAACGCCGCGCGGCAAAACATGAAGGGGCAGGGGTATGATGATGGGCAAGATCAAGGCGGATGCGCGGGCGTCGTTGGCGCGGTTTCCGTGGGATGTGGGTCCGTTGACCCATAACCAGATCGCGGGGAAGGTGGTCGAACAGGTCACGCCCGTCGATCCGAAGACGGGCAAGCCGGTCCATGCGGAGCGGGTGGTGCGGACGCGGCGCGAGCCGTGGATCGATCGGTATCACCGCAAGGGCAAGCTGACGGTGCAGCAGTACAACATCGCGGTCGAACTGTTCGAGGCCTCGCAGGGCTATCCGTCGCGCGACGTTCTGGCTGCGCTTCGGATCGACCGGCAGGCGGGCGGTGATGATCCGTTGGTGGCGGCGGTGGATCGGCGCCGGAAGTTCTTCGCCATGGCAGGTGCCGTGCCGCCCTACGCTCGCGCCATCATCGCCCATGTGGTGTTGCAGGATCAGTCCGTTCGCAGCATCGCGGGATGCCTGAAGGGTCAGCAAGAGGCCCGCCACCTTGATCGCCTCCAGCGCGGTCTGGACGCCCTTCATGACCTCTGGGGAAGAAAGCCGTTGACCAGTCCAAAATAATCGGGCATCTCGGCATTATCGGAGAATAGCGCGGGCCAGAGATGGTGCCGCGCTTTTGTGTATCCGCCTTCAGTGGGACAGCTGCCTATATGCCTGTACGTCATTTGTCTGGAATGTCGTGACCGAATAGTCTGAGACGATCCACTTATTCACTGCCATCCTATCCCGCCAACCTCTGTTCGCGGCCTGCACTGCGCGTTTGAAGGCGTCCATTGCTACATTGCGATCGATGAAGTTTCCGTGGAGCGCAGAATTTGGGAGTTTGAGCAAACCGTATGGTGCAACGTCTACCCAAGGGCTCCATCCAAAGATTTGCGCGTGTCCGACGAATTCAGTGCTTCGGCGCGAGGAGACGCGGTTCAGTTCATAGGTTACCAGATAAGCGGGCATGTGACTTCCGATCGATGCTGCCTGTAAACAGAAGCACGTCCGGGCTTAACAATTTCCTAAATCTGAACATTGCCTTCAGGTTTGTGCCTTACGGGTTAGCTCGGGCTCTGGGACAGGCATCATACTTGTTCAGATGCCAAGCACCGGGAGATGTGGGGACAGGACTGAAAGCACGTTCTGCTTGTCCAAATGGATCACGACGACCTTACATCTCCATCCTTTGCAGGAGAGAGTGGCATAGCCCTTTTTTTCTTCGATGATTTGGGGTGAGCCTGACGAAAGCTTGCCTCTGCCGAGCCAACCATTTTCAGCCATTTCGCAGCGGAAACTTACCGTAACGGGAAAGGTCTCGCCGTCCTCAAACGTCAAAGATCCGTCGCCTGTCAAAATATGTGCCATGGAATCACAAAACTCTCATTGGTTCGAGGATGCAAGTATGGATCTTCTTCACGCCCGCAGGTCAGCAGACCGTGCGGGCTTTGTCATGTCCGGGGGGTGCCATGGAGCTATCGCTCAAGCTGGACCCGCGTGATCTGAACACGTCCTTCAAGCAGCTGGCCGAACGGGATATCCGCGTTGCGGGGTCGTGGGCGATCAACGACGCGACGAAGGATGTGCATCAGCACATGCAGGATCGCATGGATACGATCTTCGACAAGCCCACGCGGTTTGCGAAGAACTCCATGACCATCAAGGGGGCCACCCCGCGCACGCTGGAAGCCGTCATTCAGGAACGCCCGTCGGTTGGGCGGAGGCATTTCCTGAAGGTGCAGCAGACTGGCGGCGAACGTCCTAAGACGGGGATTGAGGCCTTGCTAAAGGCGACAGTGGATTATGATGGCGACTTCGCCGCCGTGATCCCGGCCAATGGGGCCAAGCTGGACGCGTTCGGCAACTGGTCGAGGGGCGAACGCAATCAGGTCATGTCGCAGCTGAAGGCAGGCCGCGAGGTTGGGTTCAACTCGAACGAGACGGATGATTCGAAGAAACGGTCGCGGGCCAGGAACAGGGCGCGGTACTTCATCCCGGCCAAGGGCAACAGTCTGACACCGGGCGTCTACAAGCGCACGACGAAGGGCAAGGTGTCGAAGATCCTGCACTTCACGACGGCGATGCCGACCTACACGCCGCGCCTGCACTTCTTCGAGGAGGCGGAGGGGCAGTTCATGCGCCGTCTGCCCGCTCACCTGCAGCGGACCTTCGAGAAAATGGCCGTGCGGCGCGGCATCCTGCCCCCCCTCTGACCGGGGGGGTGGGTCCGACCCCAATGTGTCGAAAATGTCACGTCGCGGGTCCTTCCGGGGTCGATCCCGCACGCGGGTCATTCGCGCCCGGTGTCGTGCGCGTTTTTTGAGATTTCCTAACTATCAGAAGGGGTTGTTGTTGGGGTTGTGATGGACAGCATGGATGAAACGACTGACCTGATCGCGGTCGAGATCGATGACGCGCTGCGGTCGATGCTCGAACGGTTCCCGATGCCGCGTGGCGTCCGGGATGCCGACATGAATCAGGAAGAGATCGCCCAGGCCTTGAACACGACGGTCAACACGATCGCCAAGTGGATCAAGCAGGACGCGATGCCGGTGGTCCAGCATGGCGGCAACGGCAAGGCCTACATTCTTCGGCTGTCCCATTGCTATGCCTGGAAGAAGGCCCGCGATGCCGCCGACAGCCAGAAGGTCCAGCACAACAAGGCGCAGATCAACGCGCTCCAAGCGGAGTTCCTTGGCCTCGACACCGAAAGCCCGATGGCCGGCCTTTCGGCACGGCAGCGCGAGGAAATGGCGCGGGCCGATATCACCTGGTCGAAAGCGCAGCACATGCGCAAGCAGCTGGTGCCGCTGGAGGATGTGGTCTCGGTTCTGGAAGCAGTGTGCACGAAGGTGCGCGAAGGCATCGAGGCCATGCCGGACCGTCTGGAACGCGAGATGAACCTGTCACCTGCGCAGGTGGCCCTCGTGGTTCGCGTCGGGAAGGACATTCTCCAGTCCATCCATGACCGGATCGACGAGGCGGAGCTTCAGGAACGCGACATCCCGGATGTCGAGGTTCAGAAACAATGGATGATCTGACGAGGATGGGCATGCTGGCAACGCGTCTGAAAGGATATGAGCCGCTGCCGCCCTACACGGATGCGCGGTCAGCGCTGAAGATCGCCCTCGCCGCCATGCGTCCTGCCGAACTGATCACTGTCACCGAATCCGCCGAGCGGAACATGCGGGTGAACGTGTCGGGGCAGTGGCAACCGTTCCGGCGCGACGTGACCCCGTACATGGTCGAGCCGACGGACACGATCGCCTCGCGCAGCTTTCGCGCTCTGGCCTTCTGCGGTCCGTCGCAGTCGGGCAAGACGCAGATGCTGCAATCGGCGGTGGCCTACACCATCGCCAGCGATCCCGGCCGCTTGGCACTGTTCCAGATGACACGAGACGCTGCGGCGTTGTTCGAGCGCGAGAAGATCTCGCCCATGATCCGCAACAGCCCCGAACTGCGGGCGAAGATGGCCGCGGGGCGGGGGTCCGACAACCTGTACCAGAAGTTGTTCATCGGCGGGACGCACCTGACGTTGGACTGGCCGACGGTGGAAAAGCTGTCCTCGACCACCATTCGCCTTGTCATGGCCACGGACTTTGATCGCTTCGGTGCCAGCATCGACGGGGAGGGCGATCCGCTGACCATGATGCGGGCACGGGCACGGTCCTTCCGGTCACGCGGGATGGCGGTGATCGAAAGCAGCCCCGGCGCTCCTATCACGGATGAGAACTGGAAGGCCAAGACGCCGCACGATTGCCCACCCGTGAAGTACGGCGTCCTTGCCGCCTATCCGCAGGGCACGCGCGGGCGGTGGTACTGGCCATGCCCCTGTTGCGGAGTCGAGTTCGAGCCGACATGCCGCCGCCTGATCTATCCCGACTCGCTCGATCCGGCGGAGGCGGGGGAAGCGGCCTTGATGCGGTGCCCCAATCCGGAATGTCGTCAGACGTTCGGGCACGAACTGAAGCGCGAATTGAACGCGGAAGGGCGTTGGCTGCACGAGGCGCAACCGGACGAAGACGGGCGCATCCAGCTGGTCCCGATCGGGGACGAACGCCTGCGCCGGACCGACACTGCCAGTTACTGGCTTGATGGTGCCGCCGCAGCGTTCGCGACCTGGGCGGAACTGGTCGAGCAATACGAGGCGGCGCTCGAAAGCTTCGACACGACGGGCGACGAGGAGAAGCTCAAGGCGGCCATGAATACGGGACAGGCGCAGCCGTATTTCCCGCGCAGCGCCTCGTCTGACATGGAAGTCACGCTTCAGGGCCTCAAGGACAAGGCCGAGGGAATCAGCACGCCGAAGAGCGTGGCCCCGGACTGGACCCGGTACATCACCGTTTCGGTGGACGTGCAGGGCACCTACTTCTCGGTCGGTGTCACGGCATGGGGCGAAGGCGGGAAGCATCAGCCGATCGACCGTTTCGACCTGGTCAATCCGCCTGCCACCGCACCGGGCGCGGAAGGTCGCGCCCTGAAGCCCTTCGAGATCGCGGAGGATTGGGCAGTGCTGGAGGATCTGCCGCATCGTGCATGGCCCGTCGATGGCGGAGAGTGGTTGTTGAAGCCAGCCGCGATCGCGATCGACGTGCACGGGGGCGGTGCCTCCACGGATCACGCCTACAAGTTCTATCGCGGTCGCAAGAAGGCGGGGGAGGCCCGACGCTGGTACCTCACGCGGGGACATGGTGGTTTGAACCATCCCGACCGTGTCTGGCTTCGTGCTCCGGAGCGGACCAGCAACAAGAACCGCAAGGCGGCGGTGGATATCAAGATCCTGAACATGGCGACCGATCGCCTGAAGGATGCCACGGCGGCCTCGCTGCGTCTGTCGGACGACGGGCAGAACATCACGGTCATTCCGGAATGGATGAGCGTGGCGGAACTGACCGAGTTCACGGCGGAGCGTCGGACCGAAAAGGGATGGGAGAAGCGTCAGGGCATGGTCCGGAACGAAAGCTTCGACCATGCCGTCCAGGCGCGGGCCTTGCACATCATCCTCGGCGGCGAACGGATCGACTGGTCCGACCCCCTGCCGTGGGTGACGCTGGCAGAAGGCAACGACTTTGCGGTGTCCGCCGACGCCGATCCAAGCGGAGACGAACCGAAGTCGCCAAACCCGGACAGAGTGTTCAAGCAAACTGAACCTCACGCCCCCGGGCGTGGGGGCTGGATCCAAAGGAGAGACTCATGGATATAAACGCGCTTCCCGCTCAGCATCTTCAGACGGCAATCGCCGAACTGCAGCTGAACATCGCCAAGGGTGCCACCTCGTTAGAGGTGGCTGGCGAAAAGGTGACGTTTCGCAGCTTGGACGAGATGCTGCGCACACTCGCGTTTCTCGAAAGACGCCTGTCGCCACCGGTGAGCTGCGACCTTCCTTACCAACAATATCCGGCCTTCCGGAGAGGGTGAACCACATGAACAGGATGGAACGGGCCATCGCCTCGGTTGCGCCGAGGTGGGCGGCGAAGCGTGCCCAGGCCCGCGCCATGGTCATGCATTACGATGCCGCTTCGGTCGGGCGACGCAATTCAACACTGCGGGCAGATCGTACGGATGCCGATGCTGCCTCCCGCGCCCGCCAGAGATTGTCGTTCTTCGCCCGCGACATGGTGCGGAATACCCCGTTCGGCACCCGCGCCCAGCAGGTGATCCGCAGCAACATCGTAGGCGACGGTATCATCCCCAAGGTGGTGCTCAAGAATTCGACCCTCACCGCGGCGGCGCAGAAGCGGTTGCGCGATGAGGGGATGGACCTGATCGAACGTCACCTCGACACGACGGATATTGATCGGCACGGGCGCATGAACCTCTACGGGTTGCAGGGGCTGATGGTGAACACGGTCGTGGATGCGGGCGAAGTCCTGGTGCGAATCCACCAGCTAGACCCCGAAGATGACACCTTCGCCATCCCGCTCCAGCTGGAGGTCTTGGAGCCGGACTTCCTGGACGTGACAAAATACGGCTTCTTCGACGACGGCGCTGAGATCCGCGACGGGATCGAATACGACGCGGAGGGAAAGCGAACGGCCTACTGGCTTTACCCCGAGCATCCGGGCGGGGACTGGTCCCCCGGGACGCTGCGCGGGGTGTCGGAACGCGTCGATGTGTCGGAGGTCCTGCATATCTATCGCCTCGACCGCCCTGGCCAGCAGCGGGGCGTCAGTTGGTTCGCCCCGGTGATGCAGCGGCTGGTCGATCTGGCCGACCACGAGGACGCGCAGCTGATGCGCCAGAAGATTGCAGCATGCTTCGCCGTCTTTCGGAACGTGGGGGTCGAAAAGAAGGCGGGCGCAGGACTCGGTAACGTCATGCCAGGCATGATTTACGATGTCGGAGAGAATGAGGACGTCAAGTTCGCCGTTCCGCCCGGTGTCGAAGGGTATGACGAATTCACCCGATCGGTGCTGCGCTCCGTCGCGGCGGGCATGGGCATCACCTACGAGGCACTGACCGGCGATCTCAGTCAGGTGAACTTCGCCTCCGGGCGGATGGGCCGTCTGGAGATGGATAACAACGTCTCCGGGTGGCAGTGGCTCATGATGATGCCGCAGCTGCTTCAGCCGCTCGGGCGTCACTTTATCGAGGCATGGGCCAGCAAGGCGGACCGGAGGCTGATCGAGCAGCGGGAGACCCGTTCGCTCGACTGGCGCACCGTGACACTCGAATGGATGCCGCCCCGGCGCTTCATCGTCGATCCGTCGCGCGAGTTTACGGCCCTGAAGGAGGCGGTGCGCTCGGGTTTCGCGTCCAAACAGCAGATCATCCGGCAGCTGGGTGTCGATCCGGAGCGGCTGCTGGCGGAAATCGCCCAGGATCGGGACGAGGCGGACGCCCTTGGCCTGATCTTCGACAGCGATCCCCGTGCGGACCCCGCGCGGAAGGCTACCGAACCCACAGACAGGGAACTGAACAATGCATGAGATCCTGCTTTACGGCACGGTCGGCTCGTCCTTCTGGGATGAGGAGTATTTCACGGCCCAGACGGTGCGGGAACAGCTGGACGGTCTGTCCGGTCCCCTGACGATCCGCATCAACTCCGGCGGCGGCATCGCCACCGAAGGGCAGGCGATCTACACGGCCATCAAGAACTATCCCGACACGGTCACGATCGTGATCGACGGCATCGCGGCCTCGGCTGCCAGCCTGATTGCGATGGCCGGGGACGAGATCGTCATGCCGCTCGGCGCGATCATGATGATCCATGATCCGGCCAGCTGGTATGTCGGCGGGCGCGGTACCGAAGACGATCACACCGCCGCCGCCAAGAGCCTCGCCGTGTTGGCGAACGCTTATGCCGCGATCTACGCCACCCGCGCAGGGATCTCGAAGGCGCAGGCCCGCGAGATCATGAAGGCCGAAACCTATTACGACGGGCCCACGGCACTTGAGGCGGGTTTTGCCACCAGTGCCGACGATGTGGACGAGGCCAGCGCACCCGCTGCCTTCGATTACCGCATCTATCCGAAGGCCCCCAAGACACTGCGCATGGCGTCCGGGGTCACACCCGATCGGCAGCGTGACCAATCGGTGATGGCCACGATGGTCGGGACCACACCTCCGAAGAAAGGGCCGAAGATGGCGAAGGACAAGATCACGGGTGCAAAGCCCAAGGCGCAGGTCACCACGGCTGTCGAGGGTGACGAGCCGGACATGGATCTGGAAGAGGAAACCACGGCGGAGGTCGAGGATGAAACGACGGCTGTCGAGGAAGACGAGCCCGAGGCTTCCGAGTCGGAAGATGATCCCGATGCGGACGACGAGGACGAACCCGTCGCCGTCGATGGTCTGGAAGCCCTGGCGATTATCCGCATGTGCAACCGCCGCAACCTCAAGGGCGACGTGGCCGAAGGCTTCATCGCGCGTGGCCTGACCTGCGCCCAGGCAACTGCCGAACTGAACAAGAAAGGGAAAGACGTGACCAAGATCAGCCGCGCCCCCACGGCCCGCATTCTGCGTGATGAGCGCGAAACTCGCCGCGTCGCGATGTCCACGGCCATCGCCGCGCAGATCGGCGGCACGTCCGAGGTTCCGGTGATCGCCCGTCCGTTCATGGACATGTCGCTGGTCGAGATGGCGGCGGTCTGCATCGGCCATACCGGGCCGGTCCGTACGGCGGGTCAGCGGATGCAGGTCTTCATGAACGCGGCGGCAAGCCACACCACCAGCGACTTTCCGTCGATCTTCCAGAACGCGCTGAACAAGTCGCTGCTGGATCGCTACACGATCGCCGCGCCGACCTATCGTGAGGTTTCGAAGAAGAAGAACTTCCGCGACTTCCGGCCGATGCCGCTGATCCGTACCGGTGATTTTCCGACGCTGCAGCCGGTGGGCGAAGGTGGCGAGATCAAGTGGGGCACCTTCGGCGCGTCCGGCGAAACAGCCGTGCTGCAATCCTATGCCGTGGGCCTGACCGTCAGCCGTCAGATGCTGATCAACGACGATATCGGCGCCATCGACGAACTGCTGTCGAACTACGGCGACTCGGTCGCGATGTTCGAGGAACGGGCCTTCTACCAGTACGCGCTGAAAGCCTTGCTGTCGGACGGGAAGAACATCTTCCATGCCGACCACAAGAACCTTGCCGCCGCCGGCTCCGACATCACCACCGAAAGCGTGTCCAAGGCGCGTGCGGCAATGCGCAAGCACAAGTCGGACGGTGGGCAGAACCTGAACATCACTCCGTCCATCCTGCTGGTCGGTCCGGACATGGAAACGCAGGCGGAAATGTTCGTGGCTGCGATCACCGCGACCTCGGCCAGCGACGTGAACCCGTTCTCGGGCAAGCTTCGCGTGATCGTTACGCCGGAGATCGATGATACCAGCTGGTATCTGCTGTCGGGCGCGAATCCGGTCTGGACGCATGGCTTCCTCGAAGGTGGCGAGGCCCCCCGTCTGCGCACGGAAGAGCCGTTCGGCACGCAGGGCTTCGCGATGACACTGGAGCATGACTTCGGTGTCGGCGCGGTGGATTACCGCGGCGGCTTCAAGAGCCCTAAGAAAGCCTGATTTTCAGGTCATGACGTGACGAAAGGGCACCCATCGGGTGCCCTTCGTCGTTCTGGAACCCTTGTGGAGTGATCCCATGAAAAACTACGTCCAGGCCGGTCAAGTCATTCCGGTCCCGTCTCCCGCCGCCGTCCTCAGTGGTCAAGGCGTCCGGATCGGTGTGCTGTTCGGCGTCGCCTCCTTCGACGCCTTGCAGGGCCAATCCCTCGAACTGGCCGTTACCGGCGTCTTCCGCCTTGCGAAGGTGCCCGCCCAGGCGTGGACGGTCGGTGCTCCGATCTACGCCACCGCTGCGGGACAACTGACCACGGCGGCGACGGCAGGCAACCTGCTGATCGGCGTCGCGGTCGAAGCTGCGGCCAACCCCAGCCCCGAAGGTCTCGTGCGTCTGAACGGTGCCGTGGCCGCCGCCGCAGTCGCCTGATGCCGGCCATCTTCGACGGGATGGCCAGCGTCGTGAACAGCGTGCTGGGCGATCCCGTCACCTACATCACGAAGCATGGGCAGGTGTCCTCGGTCCATTCCATGTTTAGGGATGGTCCGGTGGAGGCGGTAGACCAGGACGGCCATCCGGTCATCATCACTTCACCCAGCTGGCGGGTGCGCAAGATGGACGTGCCGCACATTGCGCGGGACGACCGGATCATCGCACCCAATGGCCGCACCTATCAGATCCTCAACGTCTCCCCCTCCGGATCCCCGGCGGCGGATGCGATGGTCATCTGCGAGCTGGAATGGGTGAGGTTTCCATGACCTACCGTTCCGGGTATCGCGCGGCCGCCATTGCGGCTTTGAAGTCCGCACCTCTCACGCGGGGTGCCACCGTGTTGTCCGCCTGGGCGGGCAGCATCGATGTGGAAACGCTGCCCGTGATGGGCGTCGTCACGCCGCAGGAAAGGTCCACGCCGTCCACGCATGGCAGCTTCGAACGCGTGACCATGATGCAGGTCGTTCTGAAGCGCACGGGCGGTGACGATCTGGAGGATGTCCTCGACGCGGATGCCGCCGAAATCGAGCCGGTCATCATGATGGCCGTCGGGTCGGGGGATGTGCAGTGCCTCCTCGAAGATCTGTCCATCGTCGTCAACGCCGAGGGCGGCCAGAAGATCGGCACGCTGATTCAAACCTTCCGGGTGACCTCGTGGCGGTCCCTCGGCCCCTGATCCCCTTTTGAAAGGACAACCCATGAGCATTACCGGTGTGCAGCTGGCCCACGGGGCCCGCGTTCGCATCAAGCGGGGCGCGACCGCCAACATGACCGACGCGGTCAAGCTGATCGGCGTCGGCGACTTCGATCTTCCGGGCGGTGAGGCCGCGCAAGTCGATGTGACCTCTCACGACTCCCAAGGGACGATCGAGCGGATCCCCGGCCTTGAAGACAACGGCACCATGTCGGTGCCGCTCGACTGGCTGCCGAACTCCCCGCAGGACATCATGCTGCGGACGCTGAAGGCCACGCGCGAGATGATCCGTGTCGGCATCCTGCCCAAGGGCGTGCCGGAGGCAGAGGAAGAGGTCTATGCGGCCTATGTCAACAACTACGCCCGCAGCGCCCCGGTGCAGGGAAAGGCCATGTCCACGCTGACGCTGGTGATCAACGGCCTCGTCAGCGAGATCCCCGACGTTCCGGCGGCCTGACATGCAGGCCTATATGGACTGCCGTGTGGCGTCCCCCATGGGACGCTACACGCTGCGCTTCGGCTTCAACGCATTCGCTGCGTTCGAGGCCGAGGCGGGGCGATCCGCCTTCCAGACCATCGCGGAGATGGAACGCGGAACGCTGGTGTTGGCCACGGACCTGCGCCTTTTGTGCTGGGCGGCGATGCTGCACCATCATCCGCAGGCCACGCTGGAAGAGGCGGGGCATCTGCTGGATGCCGATCCGACCTGCGTGGTTCGTGCGCTGTCGGTCGCCATGCCGGATGCGGAGGCTGGCGGGTCCGACACGGGAAAAAAGCTTCGGGCGATGTTCCGGGTGTGGGCCAACTGCTGCGCACATGGGTTGAGGCGGGTCTTTCGGAGCAGCGCTTCTGGGAGGTGACGCCCCGTGTCTACGTCATCCAGCTGGAAGGCGCGGCGGAACGGGCCGTTCGCGAGTCGGAACTCCAGACTTCCGCCGCCTGGCTGAGTGGCATCCTGCCGCGCCTTGCGAAGATCCCGCCCTTGTCGGACTTCGTGGCGTCAAAGGCGCTGCCCCTCACCCCTGAAGAACGGTCGCTCGACATGCAGGCACAGATGCGCGTCACGCGCGAACTATTGGCCGGACAAGGCAAGATAAGGACGTGGGCGGAATGGCAGGCGGGATCATAGGACGGTTGCAGGCCTACCTGGGTCTGAACACCACGCAGTTCGAAGGCGGCATCAAAAAAGGCGAACGCGACGTGAAGCGTTTCGGCCAGACCGTTCAGACCTCGCTGTCGGGGGCCGTGGCGCAGGCGACGGGCTTCGGACGGACCTTCGCGGCCGGGATCGCCGGTGGCCTTGTCGGGGCGGCCTTCGCAGGGCTGTCCTCCAACATCGAGGAGACGATCCGCGGCGTCGCCCAGATCGGGGACGAGGCCAAACGCGCAGGCATGGGGATCGAGCCTTTCCAGCAGTGGGGCTATGTCGCCAAGCAGAACCGGATCGAGATCGATGCCGTGGTCGACGGGTTCAAGGAACTGAACCTGCGGGCCGACGAGTTCATCGTCACTGGATCAGGCAGCGGGGCGGATGCCTTCAAGCGACTCGGGTTCGACGCGTCCGAACTGAAACGTCGCCTTGAGGACCCCTCCGAACTGATGCTGGAGATCATCGGGCGGATGGAAGGCATCGACGCCGCCGCCCAGATCCGCATCTTTGACGAATTGCTGGGCGGGCAGGGTGGGGAACGCTTTGTCGAGCTTCTTGCCCAAGGCGAGGGCAAGATCCGCGACACCATGAATCGCGCCAAGGAGATGGGCGCGGTTCTGGACGAGGAGGCGATCGCGAAAGCGGCGGAGTTGAACCGCCAGTTCTCCGACCTGCAGGCCTTCGTCGGCACGCATCTGCGGCAGGCGATCGTCGACTTCGGGCAGGACATCAAAGATATCCCGCTCATCTCCTTTGGGGATGCGGAATACGATCTGCGCGACCTGATCGATCTGATGGGCCGGGTTCGGGACCGGATGGACGACATGGGCGCCGGAAGCGGGATGGAGGAAGGTCTGCGCGATCTTCAGTCTGAGGCCGCCAATCTTGCGGGCGAACTCATGGACCTCTCCATCGCGGCACAGGGCATTGATGGGTCCGAGGAACTGGAGGCGATGGCCTTCGAACTTCAGGAAATCCACAATGCATTCGTCGACGGGTCGATGACCGGCGAGGAATTCGCGCGGAAGATTGGGGAGGTGGAGGACCGCGCCGCCGATGCAGTGGCGGCATTGGGCGACATGGATGGTGCGGCGTTCGATGCCGTGCAGACCCGCCTCGGAACGTTCGGCGACGTCCTGCGCGGGATCATCGGTCTGGCCCGTGAGGCCACGGCGGCGATGCCCGGTGATGAAGGTCCGATCGGGGAACGGTTCGGACCGGTTCAGGAAGTCTGGCGCAACCCGGCTGTGGATCTTCCGGATCGTGCCAGCCAACGTCCCGAACAGCCCAGCTTCGAGGCGTCGGAAAACATCGCCTATGGCGTTGAGGACAAGAAGGCGGGCGGCGGTGGCAAGTCAGAGAAGGACAAGAAGGACGAGTTCAAGTCGGCCCTCGCGTCCATTCAGGAAGAGACCGCCGCGCTGGAGGCGGAGGCCGTGGCTCTGCTGGCAGTCACATCGGCGCAGCAGGATTACGGCGATGTCGTCGACTATGCCCGGCGCCGCGCCGAACTGATGCATGCCGCCCAGAAAGTCGGGATGGAGATCACGCCCGAACTGAAGCGCCAGATCGATGATCTGGCACGATCCTACACCACCGCCGGCATGAATGCCGAGGAGGCGGCGGATCGGCTCCAGCGGATCGAGGAGGCGGGGGAAAAGGGGGCGGACGCCATCACCGACATCTTCCTGTCCCTGCGCAACGGGGCTGACGGGTTCAAGGATGCCCTGGGCAACCTGCTTTTGCAGATCGCCCAGATCCAGATGCAAAAGGCCATCATGGGCGGCCTCGGCGGCTTGGGCGGCAAAGGCGGAGCGGGTGTGTCCGGATGGCTGGGCGGTCTGCTGACCTTGCCAGGCAATGCGGGCGGCACGCATAGCTGGCGCGGCGGCATCACCCGCGTGAACGAGATCGGGGGGGAGATCATGAACCTTCCGAATGGCACGCAGATCATCCCGCACGATATCTCGAAGCGGATGGTGGATCAGCAGACCAGCGGCGGCGGGCCGTCAGGACCCATGGCCATGACCTTCGACTTCCGGGGCACCACGGGAGACAAGGCGCTGGATGAGAAGTTCCGCGCGGCGGGTCAGGCATGGATGCAGCAGGTGCCCGGCTACATGGAAAACCGCAAGAAAAGGACCGGATGATGGAAGCCACGTTCCCCCACCTTGCCGGATGGCGCACCGTCCGGTTCTGGCCGGAGGGCATGGCGCTGACCCCTCAAAAAAGCCTTAGCGGGACGGATACCATCATCCCGACAATGCGGGGGCGGTGGAAGGCGACGGCGGAACTCGTGTTCCACGGGGAGGGGGGATACCTGCAATGGCAGGCCTTCCTTGCCCAGATGGAAGGGATGCTCGGCACGACGTTGGTGCCATGCTTCACCCGCCATCGTCCAAGGGATCGGCAGGGACGCGTCGTGTCGTTCGCGCGCACCGCAGGGCTGGCGGATGCCCAGATCGTGGAACACTTCGGATTTGATGCTGCTCCGCTTCGTCAGGTCGTGACGGCGGCGGCGTCCCCGCTGCGGTCCACCGAACTGGATGTGGACCTGTTGAACATCATCGATCTGCGACCCGGCCAGTATTTCAGCGTCGGGGAACGGTTGCACCAGATCCAGAACCATTGGGAATCTGCCCCCGGTGCCCACCGCATCCGCTTTCACCCGCCTTTGCGAGAGGCGGTCGCAAAGGGCGCATTGGTCGAGGTGGCACGGCCTGTCTGCAAGATGCGCTTTACCACCGAGACCGAAGGCCAGTTCCCGCAGGATCACGCGGAGTTTGCGCCCAAAGTCACAGTCAACTTCACAGAAGCACTGTAATCGCTTACTTTTTCTGACGGTTGAATGTCTGCGCTTCGACCGCGGCGTAGCCCGCATCGATATGGGCCAGATATTTGTTCAATCGGCCCATCGTTTCCGCATCGACATTCGTCGGTGTCAAGGATGCAGACTTCATCGGAGTGATCACCGCATGTGCTTCGATCTTAGGGTCGTGGAACATCTGATCCTCGCAGGTTCGGGCAATCGCGCATGCGATCTGCATACGCCAACGATCACATCAAAGATTTAAAAAGCCGTTAATCCACCGAAAGGAAGCCTGTCATGTCCGCACGCGATGCCCTTCTTGCCATCCCCGACGACCTGCTGCGGTCGGGCAAGATCGCGCAGGGGGTGCTGACATTCATGGACTTCAAGGACAACCCGAAGCGCTGGTGGACGGGGTTCGGTGACCTCGACCATGCGGGCCACCGCTGGCAGGGGGTGGATGACATGATCTCGGTGAGCCCGATCAGCAGCTCCTACACCTATGACGCCGAACAGGTGACGTTCGAGATGGCGGCCAAGCCGGAATGGATGGCCATCGCCCTGAACGAGAAGGCGCGGATGCGGGACCGGTCGGTCATCGTCTACCTGCAGCTGTTCGCCATGGTCGGGATGGAATCCCCCGATGGCCGGATACAGGCGGGCCATCCCATCGGTGATCCCATCGCGCTGTTCTCGGGCACCATGCAGCGCATGCCCTGGTCCGCGAGCGGGCCGACGGTCCGCACCCTGAAGCTGGAAGCGGAGGGGTTGTTCTTCCGCCGCAACGCCCCACCACGTGGGCGCTGGACCGATGCCGACCAGAAGGCGCGGTATGCGGGCGACCGGGGGTTCGAGCGCTTGCCCCTTTATGCAGCGGGGCATGAGGCACGATGGCGCGGGTAAGGCTGGCCGGTGCGGGCGACGTGTTCCGCATCGTGGACATGGTGGAGCAGTTGCGGGCCACCATCCGGGGGGCTGTTCCGGTCGATCCGGACTGGACGGCACGGAACGTCGCGGCGCTGATCACGGGGTCCGACAGTGCGGTCTGGGTGACGGAGGGCGGCTTCATCGCCGGGTCGCTGCAACCCACGATCATCAATCCCGCACCCGTGGCCATGGAACATGGCTGGTGGGCGACGGACGGCAGCGGACTGCGCCTGCTCCGAGCCTTCGAGACATGGGCCAAGGATCGGGGGGCCACCCTCATACAGATATCGACCGGCCCGGCGGGGCCGGATGTGACGCGGTTGGGATACCGCTTGGTCGAACAGGCGTGGGTCAAGTCATGGCAGTCTTCAGTTACCTTGCGACCACCGCCATCTGGGCCGGTGTAAGCGCATCGATCGGCGCTGCTGCGGCAGGGGCCATCATCGCGGCGGGTCAGGCGGTCACATGGTCCATCGCCTCGGCCATGCTGAACAAGCCCGCCGTGTCGCGTCAGACGGTGCAGGCCACGCTGAACCAGCCGGAACAGGCCCGCATCCGCGCCTATGGCCGCAACCTGATGGGCGGAGTGCGGGCGCTGTTCGAGGCCGATGACGGGCAGCTGCACCAGATCATCGTCTTTCATCACGGGCCGGTGGATGGCCTGATCCGGCCATGGTTCAACGGGGAGCCGCGCGAGATCGACGGGAACGGCCTGATCCGCAAATACGTCTACCTGTTCTTTCGGGACGGGTCGGGGGCGGGCGGCGACTACCAGCTGGCGCGGGACAAGTTCCCCGACCTCTGGACGCCTGCGCACCGCCTTGAGGGGCAGGCCACGTTCTATCCGCGTTATGGCAATCCGTCGGACGCGAACTTCCCCAAGGTGTTTCCCAAGAGCGACCAGACGCCGATGCAGGTGGAGGTCCGCGCCAGCCGCGTCCGCAACCTTGCGGGCGATCTGGTCTATTCGGAGAATGCGGGGCTGTGCCTGCGCGACCTGCTGACCCATCCGGATGGCTGGAACATCCCGTCAGCGCGGATCGATCCCGCATCGGTCGCGACCTTCGTGGCGCTGTGCGACGAGCCGGTGCCGCTGAAGGCCGGGGGCACCGAACCGCGCTATCGGCTCTGCGGGTTCTATTCGCTCGACGATCCGCTGAAGGACGTGACGGCGCGGATGCTGGCCACCTGCGACGGGCAGATCTACCAGACGGCGGAGGGGAAGGTCGGCATCCTTGGCGGTGCCTGGTCCGAACCGGACGTGACGCTGACGGGGGCCGACATCCTGTCGGTGCGCGAGATGAATGACGGCTTCGATCCGTTCACCGATTACAACATCCTGCGCGGCAGCTTCATCAGCCCCGATCACGCCTATCAGCCGACCGAGGTGCAGGATCTGCGCGATGACGCGGCACTGGCCCTGCACGAGGAACGGTCGGATCATCTGGAGGCGGACATGTGCCCGTCTGCGCCCCAGCTGCAACGCCTGATGAAGATCAGGTTCGCCAAGGATCACCGCGAGCAGGTGGGCACGATCACCACCAACCTCGTGGGGATGAAGGCGCGGTTCCCGAAGGGGGACGGCATTCACACCATCCGCATCGTGGCGGAGGGGTTCGGCATCGACGGCATCTTCGAGGTCACGAGTCATTCCTTCTCCATCCCGGACGGCACCTGCACCATCGGCATCGCCAGCCTGCGCAACCCGTATGGCTGGAACGCGGTCACGGAAGAAAAGCCGCTGCCGCCGACGCTGGACCAGATCCGCAAGCCCGGTCATGCCGTGCCTGTCCCGAAGGGCGTGGTCCTGACGCAGGAACCCGTCACGGTATCTGGGGATATCACCGGCGTGAAGCTGGTGGTGCAGGTGGACGATCCCGCCCGCGAGGATCTGGAACTGCGGGCACAGATCGCGCGCGGGGACCATTCCGGAACCGGTCCCATTCTGGGGGTGCCGCCCCGCTGGGTGGAAATGCCCGCCGACCAGCTGCGGGCGGAAAGCGGTCTGCTGGATGACGGAGAAGCCTACACTGTCCGCATCATGTGGAGGGGGTATGGGGACTGGATCAAGGTTGGCAGCCTTGTGGTGCTGGCCAATCCGGAACCACCGCCTGCACCGATGCAAGTGGCGGGCAGGGTGGCAGGCGCCACCGCCGTCCTGTCATGGGTCAATGCACCGAGGGACTACTACCGGACGCAGATCCTGATGGGCACGACGGCAACCCCTTCGGCGGCAGAGGTCGTCGCCACGGTCGCCGGAACGCTGGGCCGCACCGATACCGTCACACACGACCTCGGCCCTGCCACCGCCTCTCGCACCCGTCACTTCTGGTGGCGGACCCTGAACCGCTCCGGCGTTCCCTCCGGCCTCATGGGGCCGATCACCCTCAACTTCGCCCCCGCCTGAAAAGGGTTCGGGGTAGCTTCGACCTTTGCCCGCCACTGGCGGGCTTTTTGACATCCGAGGTATTCATGTCCACGATCAACGACATCAACCGCGTGACACGGGACCATGTGCGGTTCACCGGTGACGGGCTTCCGGGTGAGCCGGTCGATGCTCCGCTTCCGGTGGGTGATCCCCGGTCGGGTGTGTTCAACCTCCCGAAGGCTGCACTTCGCGAGATCATGATCGCGATCCTTCAGGCCATGGGCGATCCGGAAGCGCTTCAGCAGATCAAGGACGCGCTTGCGTCCAAGGCATCCCTTCAGTCGGTGGTGGACGAAGCTGCTGCCCGCGTGGCGCTGGCTGCAGAAGTTGACGGGAAAGCCGAGCAGTCCGATCTTACCGCAGCAGAGGAAGCCCGTCAGGCATTGGCGGCGGAGCTTGCTGATAAATCTGTGCAGGTGGATGCTCTGAACCGACGCGTGTTCGTCGCCATCGGCGCGGACGGCGGCATCCAGTTTCTCGACCCGTCGGGCTTCCGTCATTGGCTGGGCTCCAGCGGCAGGGATGGCTTGCCGGACGAATATGCGGAATACGTGCTGCGCCGCATGTTCGGCATCCAGTCGGGGCAATCCGTCACCATCGGCGGCGAGCAGATGCTTCTCGCGCAATATGATGTGAATGGGTATGCGACCGATCTGGCTCTACGTCTGTCGGATGGACAATTCGCGGATTTTGCATTGAAGCGCTGGTGGGGCCGGTTTGTCGACATGGGGCTTGTCGCAGGCGGGGCTAAGACCCTCCGTGCCAATCCGTATCCCCCGCGCCTCCAGTCTTCCATTGCGGCGGGGCAGGCGCGGTTGAGGGCGGGCACGGCACCTCTTGCCGGCGCGGTCAATGCGACGATCAACGGCCAGCCCGTGCGGATGACCCTGCCGTCCGACTATAAGGATGATCGTCCAGTGGTTGTCGTTCTGGTGGCGGAAGGCACCGACCGCTTTGGAGAGACGAACGGCCTGTCGCCTCGGGGCGACTTCTCGCGCCTCCCCAATCTGGCAGGTGTCGCCTATGTCTCGGGCGCCCTCCACGGCAACAGCTACGGCAACGCCGATGCCATGACGGATTTGCGGGCCATCTATGAATGGATGACCTCCGTCATTGCCGTGTCCGGCATCGTCCTGTTCGGCAACTCGATGGGGGGCGTGGCCGCCTGCAACGCCCTGACCCGTGATGTCCTGCCCGGCGTGATGGGTCTGTATCTGACAGATCCTGCGATTGATGTGGAGCAGCGCTACCGGAACGGCTCGTCCGGTGCCAAGGCCAACGTCGCCGCCGCGTTCGGGATCAATGCCGATGGATCGAACTTCGCGACCCAGACCGCAGGCTTCGACCCTGCGGATGCAGACTGGACCGGCTGGCGTGGTATTCCCGTCAAGATCATCGGATCGACCACGGATACGACCGTGCCGTTCGGCCTGCATGCCCAGTTGCTGGCCGACAAGCTGGCCCAGCACAACGACGTGACCTTGGTGAACCTCGGAACCGGCGGGCACAACGCCACCAACCGGTTCAACGCCGATGACTTCAAATCCTTCATTGATCGCTGCTGCGGCGGCCCAGCCATAAGGGGCTAACATGACCACGATCTTCACATCTGCTGCGGCTATCACCAACCCGCTTCCCGGCACACCGCGTGTTCTGTTTCCCGGCGCTGTCATCACGTCCGACAGCCTGATCGGGACCGGCACTCTGGATGGGCGGAAGACGGACCGCTTCGCAGGCGGCGAGGCCATGACGTGGGTGGGTGATGTCGCGAAGTTCACGCTCGACAATGCGGGCGCGGACTTCGGCAACAGCACGACCGGATACCGTCTTGGCGTCGAAGGCTTCAACATGGCCGATGTCGAGGTTTCGGTCCGACCGACAGCGCTGCAACTGGCGAACTTCGGCTATATCGATGTGCGCAGGCAAGGCGGGGTGACCGGATCGGGTGATGTTTACCGACTGCGTTACACCGCAGCGGATACCGTGCCCGGTTCGGCCCGCATCATCAACGCCGCGAACTCGTTCCTGTCCGATGCCGTGCCCTTTGTGGCGGGCGACCGGCTTGGCCTTCGGGCGAAGGGCACGAAGCTGTCGATCCTGGTCAACGAGGTCGTTGTCCTGACGATCACCGACGCCAGTGTTCAGGCGGCAGGGGCCATCAGCCTCGCGGGTGCCAATGCTCAGGCGGGGCTGATCCTGCGCGACTTCATCATGAAGGCCGCGTAAACCGACATCCCGCCCACCGTCATCCGACAGTCCCCCGCCGCGTGCGGGCTTTTTCATGGAGGCCACATGGCACTGACATCCAACACCGCCGCCCGCAACCTGATGGCCGATGCGCTGGCCGCGCGGCTGGCGGGGGGCACGCTGCTGATCCAGGCAGGGGCCGACAACACCATCGGGACCGGGCAACTTGCCACGCCTGCGTTCGGCGCTGCGGTCGACGGCGTCCTGACGATGCGCGACGTGCCGGAGATCATCATGGCAAAGGCCGGCACAGCCGATCGCTTCATCCTGCGGTCGGCTGACGGCGTGGTGCAGTTGTCCGGCACGATCACGCAGGCGGCAGGCGGAGGCGACATCATCACATCCCGCCCGAACTTCACCGTAGGTGAGGGCCTGAAGCTGACGGCCTTCCCGCTGACCGTGGTCGAGACGATCTGATGCCATATCGCCTCTGGACACCGGACGATGTGCCACTGGCGGAGCGGGGCAATGGCGGCGTCTGGGATGTGGCGGGGGCACAGGTGGCGGGCGGCAAGGTCACCGCCGTGCCGGATCTGTGGGGGGGTGCGGCCCTTGCTGCAGCCGACCGCTTCCCTGCAACCCGGATATGGCGCGGTGGGGGGCTATCCCGCCATGATCTGGCCCGATGCCGTCAACTCGCTGAAGATCGCGACGGCGCAAGCGTTCCAGCCCGCATGGTATGCGATGTTCATGCAGTTCCGCGACGGGACGCAGCTGAACACCGACAGCGCCATCTGCACCCTCTGGGGGAACGATGCGGACACGGGCAATGACCGTCTCCGCTTGCGCAGTCAGACGGGGTTTATCGACGCGGGATCAGCACCTGTCGTCAATGCAGCCGCCCCGTCTGCCACAATCCTAGCGCTGCCCTTGTCGCTGGTCGAGATGGCCTCTGCCTACAACGCCGGAACGTGGGGGCCATCTCAATCGCCGAATGCCAATCGGGGTTGGCGTGGCTCGGCGGCTTATGCCGTGGCACTTGGAGCGTCGGCGACGGCGGACACCATCCAGCGCTTCCAAGGCTATCTGGCGCATCGGTTCGGCTTCGCGGCCAAGCTGCCCGCAGGCCACCCGTATCGGGCCGCACCTCCGACCTTCTACATCCAGCCGCAGACGGCCGTCGGCAGCGGACGCGTCGGCGGGGTGCGCGGGGCAGGCCGTGCCCGTGCGATCGGCAAGGCCAGCGGAAGTGGCACGGTCGGGGGGCTGGCCGTCACAGGTCTTGCCCGTTCCATCGCCGGTGCCAGTGGCGTCGGATACATCGGCGCCATCATTGCGGACGGCAAAGCCCGCAGCATCGCCCGCGCCGACGGGGCGGGCTTCGTCGGCGGGCTGACGGTGGAGGGCAGACTGCGCAGCGTCTTCCGCCCGCGTGGCCGCATCTCCACCGCCGCAGACAGCCGCATTACCACGTCCGGCAATTCCGGCCGCATCATCTGAGGATCACATGGACAGCTTTTCCATCAAGCGGGGCGATACCAGCCCTGCCATCCGCCGGTCGTTCTCGACCGCCGCGGGTCCGCTAGAGATCCCGGCAGGATCGACCGTGGTCTTTTCCATGGCGGAGGCGGTGACGCGCCGCGTTGTTGTCAGTCGCGGGCAGTGCCGGATCGACGGCAATGACGTGATCTACTTCTGGCAGGACGAGGATACGGCCATGGACGGTCTCTACGAGGCGGAGTTCGAGATAACCTATGCCGACGGCTCGGTTGAAACTGCGCCGAACGGTGGTTTCATCGTCGTGAAAATCACGCGGGATATTCGCTGATGTGGTGGGTCGGAAGCAGAACCGCCATCGTCGCCGCAGAGGCGCGGGCGGCGCGTGAGGTCGTGGGCGAACCCGAATACCGCGACGGGATGGAAGTGCCGCCCGATCAGCGTGTCACTGAGAGCTGGGCCATCCCAATGCGGACGGCGGACGGGCAGTGGGCCATTCCGGCATATGACGGGCTGACGCCTAAGGGCGTCACGCTGGTTGAACAGATAGACTGGCCGGAGGTGCCGACAGAATGACCCAGAACATCGACAGCAAGGGCGAACGCCTCTTGCCGACAAAGCAGTTCTTCCTCGACCGGCTGTGGGTCTGGGTGACGGGGATCGCGTTCTGGGCCGTGGGAGCGCTGTTCCTGCTGATCGCCACGCCGTTCTGGGCCAATGTGTCCGCCATCTGGCAATCACCAGACACCCTTGCCACGATCTCGGCTGAAGTGGCGGAGCTGCGGGCGGACGTGGCACAGGCCACGGGGGACGATCGCGTGATCCGCCAGCCCAAAGGTTTGAGCTACGTGACCGAACCCGTCCATCTGGGGGAGGACGTGGTCTACAATCTTGTCATCGAACGGACCACACTTGGGGCGAACTGCAACTTCATGGGTGGGGAGTCGCTGTTCACCGAAGCCGGGGGCGTGATGACCCCCGGATCTGTGCTTCCCGCCAGCACACGGCGGCTGGCCGCACAGCAGACACGGCTGCACCTGAGGCTGACCCCGCCCGAGAACCTGCGCCCCGGACGGATCGAACTGTATCTGGCGCTGGAATACGACTGCGACGGCAAGCGGGTCTATGACCGGACGGATACGGCGGTCTATCAGCTGCTGGAGAGGGGGTGAGCCGAAGTCCGCGCAGTCGGCTTGCGTTTGAAACCATACGGTAGACGAAGACTACCAATCTCCTATTTTTGCCGCCAGCCCTAGGGACAGGATGCAACGCTTGGAACAGATCATAGCACTCGAAAATGAGGTCGTCGCGATCAGGTCTGCTGCCGTAAAAGCACTTTTGAGCGTGATGTCTGATCTGGCAGGGACCGGAGTTGATTTGAACGTCCTGATGACGCGGCTCGATAGCCTTTGTGGCGCGTCAGATGATCAGGTTGCGCGCATCGGTCGATGTGCCGCTGCCTCATTCAGGCGCCAGGTCCCAGAAACGGTGACGTAAGGCGCATCATCAGACTAGAGGGCTTCTTTTCCCGAAGCTTATGCGCCACTTCGTCCAAATCCTTTGCAGTATCAGTCATGCCTGCGCGATCGGCTTTGTCACTTAAAGTTAGTATGGCAGTCACCATTTCGCTGCGGGTCATCATTAGGTAATCCGTGATATCCTCATACGTGTGCATGCACTGCTAGCACATCCTGAAGGAGGATGCAGCACAATGACCACAACTTAGATCGTGCACGATGCGATTTTGCAACGTTCACATCTATTGTGCTATGGCAAAGGTTGCCGGGGCTCGTCTCGGCGTTGGCAGCAATCGCTCATCAAAGCGCGTCTCATATTATGGAATTTAGGCGGGCGGCGGGGGACGCCGGAGCTGCCCCCGCTCTGCCTGCATGTCTACCTCAGACCGGATGATTCTATCCACAGATACCGACACGTCAACTGCCCCGGTTTGTGAGCACACCTAGGATGTAATTGTGCCGCTATCGCGGATGGGCCGAGGGCGGATGAGGCACAAAAAAAGCGTCGAACAATCGCTCGACGCGCACTCGTTTACCGGCATCCTCATCCGCCAGACAAGCAAAATGTAATCATCGGGAAACCGGTCCATCACGTAACCGTGACTTAACTATTGCGCCGCCTTCACTTGGTAAGATCACTGGTTGGACGCTCGTCTTATACCTTCTGGCCCGCAGGGGTAGTGGCTTTTGTGACAGGACAGTATTCGGCGGCAACGGAAGCTCATCTATAAGAGCGAGAAGCTTATGCGCCACATCGGTGAAACCATCTGCCGAGGCACATGCACTCAAGCTCAATAGAGAGTTCGCCATCATCAAAGCTCGTTCGGTCATTGGTGTTCCTCCTTCAGCGATCATGTGCATTCGGAGTTAATAGAACATTACCCGCTCCGCCTCGTGCGCGGCTTCTCCATATCTGGTGACAACGATGATTCCTGCAGGTTTCAAAGTGGGGTGGCGACACCCGTCTTGGCTATCACTGCGAATACGCGACGGCTGGCGGCGCAGCAGACCCCACCCGAGAACGTACGCCCTAGGCGGATCGAGCTGTATCTGACGCTGGAATACGATTGTGGGGGTAAGCGAGTGTATGACCGCACGGATACGGCGGTCTACCAACTGCTGGAGAAGGGGTAAGGTCCCTGCCGAGTCTCGGTTGGCATGTCGCAGGTGTAGATACCTGCCATCAGCATTGTCGAAAATGCGCGGGCAGCAACCTCTACAAGAATGGCGGTTCCGCTAATCATACGATCCATGGGAAATCGACAACATAAGGGAGAGCGGAGGCATTCCGGACAACACCCCCGCTCGGCCTGTATGGTCGCCTCAGGATCATTATCCTAGAGGGAGTCCATGATCAGTCAATGCGCCTCAGAGATGATGTGCGGATGCCGACACAAGGGCTTTAAAAGCGTCACGTACGGAAGCATGCGGACCCCTGCCTTCCCGTGCCACAGTCAGACGGCGATAGAGAGTAGCTCTCTCCCTCTCGGGGAGTTCGGCCCAGTGGCGTCGCAAGTACGTTTCCGCAGCTTCACTGCTATCGATCATTTCACCAGTCATCGTCACCGGCACCGCATCGTCCCATTTGGGTTTCATCGTCCAAATCCTGCCTGTGTAGCCACCGGTCTATCGCCAGTGTGATCTGCAACCGATTGTATTACGATTCGTTCCTGAGTAAGCGGTGTGCCGATCACACGTTGGCGGCGTAGTTCCACGGGAGCAGGTCTTGGATCTGGCTTTGTTTGTGGCCTTTGACGATGGCGGTGAGCGTGGTTGTCAGCCAGGCGTGCGGATCGAC